ACGGGATTTTCCACCACGGATGGTACAAATAAGCTCTATATCGGGCAGTATACAGATTATACACAGGCAGATAGTACAGATGCTACGAAATATACATGGACAAAGATCAAAGGCGAAAATGGAAAAGACGGAACAAACTCAAGAAGCTACATCCTGGAAGCGTCCGATACCGCTATTAAAAAAGGTGCAGACGGAGCTTTAACACCATCTAAAATAACATTCCGGTCGTTTTATCGAGATGGAGACAGTGCGACAAGGATACCATATAATGGTAGATTTAAAATCGAAGAGTCAACCAACGGAACATCATACTCCGTGAAATACACCTCATCTGCGAACGAAAGTGCAAAGGAGTATACACCGACTGCAACTGCGAAAATACTCCGTTGCACGCTTTACAGCGCAGACGGGACTATAAATGCTTTGGATACGCAGAGTGTTGTTGTGCTTACGGATGTGGATAATTTGGAGATTGGCGGTAGGAATCTATTATTAGATACAAGAGATTTCGGCTCAAAATCAGTGTGGGTAGGCAACAGACCAAATCCTGTGAAAGATACGGACGGTATGTCATATGTTGGAGTTGTTAATACATGGTCTAAATACTTAAAGCAGAGAATTGATCTACTAGAAGATATTTATACTCTGAGCTTCTACGCAAAGGCAAGCTCAGAAACTACACTGGAAGTCCGAAACGATAACGCTCCAATTAAAATCTTCCATACTGTTAATGTTAATTCGGTTGATTGGAAACGATATTTAGTGTCTGTTGAAGTTGATTACGAACACAATACGGAGCTCATTTTCTTTACAAGGGCTGCGGAGACTATTTATATAAAAGGTATCAAACTCGAAAAAGGGAACAAAGCTACAGACTGGACGCCTGCTCCTGAGGACATAGAAACTTTAGTAGTAACATTGTCCAACGATTCCCAAACAGTAGCAACAGACACAAACGGAAACGGTGGAAACTTTATAGATTGCTCTACAAAAGTGCAGGTTTACAACGGCGCACAGGACGTTTCAAAAGTCGCTACTTACACCGTAACAAAATCTTCCGGAATTGCTGGTACATGGGATTTAAGTACACGTACTTACAAGGTATCCGCTCTATCTACGGATAACGGATGGGTTGACATTAAAGTAACATACAACGGAAATTCTATCACAAGACGGTTTACGGTTTCGAAATCGAAACAGGGCGCGCAGGGAGCAACGGGACCTCAAGGTGATAATGGACCACAAGGGCCTGCGGGGTCATCTGGAAGAGGGATAAAAACTATTACAGAATATTATTTGATTTCTTCCGCAAAAACAGGAATTACAACAGCGTCAAGCGGTTGGAGTACATCAGTTCCGACGATGACAGCAACAAATAAATACTTGTGGAACTATGAAAAATTTACGTTTACAGATAATACGACAGCGACCACTACACCAAAAATAATCGGGATATACGGAGACAAAGGGGCAACTGGTGCAACGGGAACGCAAGGGGCAACTGGAAACGGAATAAAGTCTATCACGAATTATTATCTTGCAACGGCAAGCGGAAGCGGTGTGTCGGCGTCCACATCAGGATGGACTACAACTGTACAAGCAATAACGGCGTCAAAAAAATATCTGTGGAATTATGAAGTTGTTACCTATACAAATGGTAGCACGTATCAATCAGCACCATGTATCATCGGAGTATATGGTGATAAGGGAGCGACAGGTGCTACAGGAGCAACAGGACCAAGTGGCATAATTGTATCTTCTACGGCTCCGTCAAATCCTAAAGTTGGCCAGTTATGGCAGACAGCATCCGGTCAGCCGATCAAGCGGTGGGATGGAAGTAGGTGGGTGATCCATTATATCGCAGTCGAGAATCTGGACGTGCAAACGCTCAGTGCGATCGTTGCCAACCTTGGAACTGTAACAGCCGGACTTATTAAGAGTAAGGGTGGACACTTTTACATAAATGTAGACACCGGAGAGATCGTGTCTAAAAGCAGTGACGGTACAATTTCCGTTTTTGTAAAAAAAGAGAATATTGACATGGTAAGATCGTTTACAGCGTCTAGGTACTGGGGGAGTCGATTAAACTACTCTGGATTAGAATTTTATTCCGGCGGCAGTAGCATGGCAGATGATATCGCGAATGGATCTGTGGTATGCTCTATTCGCGGAGATGAGGAGATGCGTGACTTTTCGGTGACAAACATAAATGGAGATAGCATATGGCTTATTAGGACAATTAAGCAGCTTACAAAATCTATCTCTTACGATTCCGGTACCGTGAAAGGTCCATATACAAGTACAAACTCCGCTAATAACATTCGCGTGGAGCTGAAAAGAAGAGGATGTATGGTAACATGCAAGATCACAATGATTGCACAATTTCCGGGAAGTGGCGAATACGGGCCATTCAACGAAGTGAAAATTCCAGTAGGATATCGACCGGTTATGGATTTCTTTGCTCCCTATAGTGAAGTTTCAGGACCTAACATATTTGGAACGGGAAGATACGGCATAAGAAAAGATGGGGGGATCAAGATTTATGTGGAGAATGCCGCATTTACAGAACGTCACGCAACGTTCACGTGGATTACAGATGATTGATTAAAGGAGCGAATATGGAGATAAGAGCAAGACCCTCACGGTCTTATTTTTATGCATAAATTAAATGGAAGGCAGTGAGAAAATGACAGATACAGTTATAGTAGCAATTATATCTCTGCTTGGCACTTTGCTTGGAAGTTTCGGGGGAACGCAGCTTGTAAAGTACCGGATAGAGCAGTTAGAAAAGAAGGTAGAGAAGCACAACTCTATTGTAGAAAGAACATATATTTTAGAGGAAAAAGTGAAAGTAGCAAATCATAGAATTGAGGATTTGGAAAGGAAAGGTGAGGAATGATGGAACAGATTATGAATTATGTAAAACCGGAACTGATTGTTGTAGCAGTGGTACTGTATTTTATTGGAATTGGACTGAAACAGTCTCAGACAGTAAAGGATAAGTGCATCCCGCTTATTCTGGGCGGAATCGGGATTGTGTTATGTGCAGTGTGGGTGATTGCATCTTGCCCGATCAGTACCGGACAGGAGATTGCGATGGCGGTATTTACAGCAATCGTACAGGGGATTTTAGTGGCTGGTCTGAGTACATATGTGAATCAGACAATTAAACAGATTGGGAAAAATGAATAGGATTTAGAATAGTGGGAGAGCTTGGAAACAGGCTCTCTTTCATTGTATGACAGGAGGTGAGAACATGAGCGAACAGAACGAATTCGGAAGAACAACAGCAGAGGAACTGGAAAAAGTATTTGAGACAGACGAGCAGGAGGAAGAGAAAGAATGAAAATTGGCTTAAGGGGAGGACACTCCCCGAATTGTAAAGGTGCAATCGGTCTGATCGATGAGCAGGCAGAAGTGCGGAAAATCTACAATGAGCTTGCACCAATGTTGCAGGCTGTCGGTCATACTGTGGTTGATTGTAATTCCAACGCATCCAATGTGTCTGGTGAGCTGTCTGACGGCACAAATAAGGCGAATAGTGCGGGGTGCGATATCTATGTCACCTTGCACATGAATGCGGCAGGAGCGGAATCAGCTGGCGGTACAGAGGTGTGGTTATACGATGCATCTAACCAGACAATGAACACGATCGCAAGCAATATCTGCCAGAATTTCGCAAATAAAGGATTTGCTAACCGTGGTGTAAAGTACAGTTCGGGATACCATGATCTGAATGCATCTAATATGCCAGCTATGATCGTAGAGACATTATTTTGCACCGGAACAGATGATGTGGCCAGGTACCGGAGCTTAGGAGTTAAAGGAGTTGCAGAACTGATCGCAAAGGCGATCGACAGCAAAGCATCCGCAGGAAGTGGGCAGGGAAATAATCAAAATACAGGAGATCAGAAAGGAGAAGAGACTATGCAGTGTATGTTTACAGTAGAGGGAAAAGGATGTGTATATTGGTATCATGACGATAAGATTACGGCTTTGGGACATCCGGACGAGATGAAGATCCTGATGGATATTTACAAAGCGAACAATGGAAGAGATATGCCGTCTTACCATTGGACAAAAAAAGCGCCGTGGCACGCAAGATTGCTTGCGGTTCTGAACAGAAAACCATCTACATCTATCTAA